GACTATTGAAATTTATCCCGGCGTTCACCGATGATTACTGGCTGATAGAGAACTCAATAACTGAGGATCCGGATGCTTGGTACTGCTGGTATGTACGCGCTCATAAAAGATGGCAGCAGCAATCTCTCCGGGAAGCGCTTAACTGCTGGGTGATGGCCAAGATGATCTCACCTAAAGAGTTTAAGATATTGTATAACATAGCGGTAGTGCTGAAGTTTCTCAAGAAGGATGCTGAAGCGCTGGAATACTGTAAGGAAGCCATGGCGAATGTGATTCCCGGTCAGGAGCGCATGGCTGAACAGCTGCTAAAGGATTATAAACGCGGTGAATTTAAACTATTAAGATAGGGGGAAGCAAAATGGAAGATAAAATTTATGAAGCGCTATGCCAGCTGTATGGATATTTATATGGCAAGTGGTTCCCGCGGAATGAGATGCATGTTGGATCCAAAACAGCAAAGGTCATGAGAAGGATAGCCAAAGAGGTGGCAAATGACAAATAGAGAATTACTATATCCGCCAAAATGGGATAGATCATTAGGCACAAGCAAGAAAGATCAAGGCGTATGGACTCCGCCAGCCCCTCATCACGCGAAGCGTAGGCGCGAATTTTTTGCCAGATTACACGCGGGTAAACTTGTTAAAATACTCTGGTATAAAATAATATGGCGCAAGCTCTTGACTTTTTGGAAAAAATAAGGTACTTTTACATAGAATAGAGGGTAGCTCCCTCTGAAGATATTATGAGCGCTTGGTGTAGCACCGCACCGGGCGCTTTTTTTTAGGAGCCGCAATGATCATAAAGCAAGTTGAGCTAAAGAGCGCGAACATAAAGGCGATGGCTTCAATGGATAAAAGCGTGAGATTGGTGTTTGATGTTAATCTCAACGATCATAATGATGTGGATGTGGGCGCTCTGCATCATCTCTTATATAAAAGCCTTGAACTGAAAATAGGGGTAGAAGATGAGTGCCACTAAATGCGGGAAACAGGGTGAACAATCTATCAAGCAGCTCTTTATTGGTAAGTGCTGGTCATATCTGGATAACAATTTCCATAAGTTCAGCGAGGGTAACAAGATAAAGATCGCGCTTGAGCTTTGCAAGAAGGATATTCCGCAGGTCATGGAAGGTGAACTTAAATTTACTGCTATGAGCGTGATCAGGATTGAAGCACAACCAATGGAGCTGGATCTGGGTGAGATCCCGGATGCAATCAAGGAGCGCATGTGATAGAGATCCCCAAGATTTTACAGATGGCAACTAAGCTGCTTCCGTTCATTCTGAAGATATTGTTGTTCAGGTATTTCTTGGCGGAAGGTGGAAGGGGCGGCGGTAAGAGTCAAGCTCTGGCCCGGATCTTCTTGTACCTTGGTGAACAGCGCAAGCTCAGGATGGTATGTGGCCGGGAAACACAGAACAGTATCTCCGAATCAGTATACTCACTCCTATGCGACATCATTAGATCAGACAACCTTGCTTACGAGATCCTACAGAGCAAGCTCACTCATAAAGTTACCGGTACAGTAATTAACTTCCGCGGCTTCCGGCAGCAGGGAGCGTTCAATATTCAGGGGATGGAAGGTATTGATGTTTTATGGATTGACGAGGCGCAGGCGATCACAAAGCAGACATTAGATGTGCTTATACCTACTATAAGAAAAGATAAAGCTAAGATCTTCTTCACCATGAACAGGCACATGGAGCATGATCCGGTGTATGAGTTTCTCATTGGCCGGCCAGATTGCTTGCATGTACATATCAACTATCAAGACAACCAGTTTTGTACTCAGGCCCTCAAGGATGAAGCCGCAGCATGTAAGATCAAGAGCGAAAAAGATTACCTGCATATCTGGCAAGGTGAGCCGTTGCTCCAGCTTGAGGATGCTGTATTCACTTACAAACAACTTAAAGACACTAAACACAATCATCATCCCTTGCGCGATGGCTATGGCTATCGTTGCGGCGGGTTTGATGTGGCCCGGTTTGGTGATGATAAATGCGCTGCCGTTGTCATACAACAGATGGGCGCGCTCCATTGGGAAATGACTTTCCAAGATCAATGGGATCATAAAGATCTGAATTACACTTCCGGGCGCATATTGACTACAGCAACAGAGCAGCGATGCGATAGATCTGTTATTGATGAGGATGGGATCGGGGCCGGGCCGCTTGATACGATCAGACATGGCCGCGAGTTAGATCAGTTTGTGGGCTTCAGGAACATAGCGCTGGGCTATAAGATCAATAAACAGTACGGCAATGCAAGAACCGCTGCGGTGTATCAGCTCAAGGAATTGGTTGATAAGGGCCATATCTGCATTACAGATGAGGAAACGATCCGGGAACTATGCACGCTCAAGTATAAATACGACAACTACCAGCGCAAGATTTTGATCAGCAAGGATCAGATGCGCAGCAAGTTTGATATAAAGAGTCCGAACTTAGCGGATGCGCTGGTGATGGCGATCAGCCAGATCGGTGAGATAAACTATAGCCAGCAGACGATGTATCAGACTAAACAGCCAGAGTACAGCCGGGAAGATAATATCCTTGCCGGGGTACGATAAGGAGATCACATGCCGTTATTCACAAGTATTGGAGTAGGATTAGGCGCTTCAGCAGTTGTAGCCGCCGGGGCAACAGTATCAGCAGCCACAGCAGTAGGGATTGGAGCAACAGCATTAGCAGCCGGCGCGGTAGGATACTCCATGTACTCAAGTGATGCGCAGATGAAAGCAGGCAAGAGAGCAGCAACCGCGATGGAACAGGCCAATATGCCTATGCTGCCGGGAGTACCAAAGATCAAAGATGCAACAGCCATAGCAAATAAACAGGCAACACAACACCGGCAAGCGATGGCCCGGAGTAAGAGCGTAAAGAGCAATCCGTTGGGGCTTGCTAGTGAAGCCAAGACTATTCGTAAAACACTATTAGGGGGATGACATGGCAGAGTTTATTGGAAGATGGTTCACAGCAAGCAATAGCGATCAATCGGGGATGGTAGGTAATAAGAACAACAGACCAACTTTCTGGGGTAAAGTTACGAAATCACCTGCTCCGCGCGTTAAGAAGAAAGGGCCAAGATCCCGGACAAGGTTTGCAGGTGGAGCTGACTCATTAGGATTGCCAAAGCAGGAAGCAAGGGCAGCGCGCAAAACATTACTAGGACAATAATGATTGAGAGATATACTGATCAATATGAAGCGGATGTACACCGGCTGATCAAAGAGTTTCAAGATGAATCTCTTGAGGAATACGGCGTGAGCTTCAATGATCGGGCGCTATCAGATCAGCTGGCCATGCACCAGAATCAGACATACTTGCTGATCATGGATGGCAAAGCTCAAGGCATACTGGCCGGGAAAGAGGTCAGATCCCCGATCTCAACTGACAGGGTATGGCATGAGATGGTATGGTTTGTGAGTAAGAAATCAAGGCGCTACGGCCTGAAGCTATTAAGCGCGGTCAAGCAGGTATTGAAGGCCCAAGGCTTTAAGACAATAGTTATGGTGTACATGCACAATTCTAAGAGCGATAAGCTGCACCGGTTATATACCCGGCTGGGGTACAAAGCGATGGAAACGAATTTCATAGGGAGATTATAATGGCGCAAACAACAGCTAAAGAGAAGATCAAAGCGTATAAGGTTCTAATCGGGCAGCGTGAGAACTTTGCAAGCTACTGGCAGAACTTGCATGATTACTTCTACATAGAAAGCCCAGATGTTAACAGAGCGTACTATCCCGGAACGGAGATGAACACTAATGTGTTATATGATTCAACAACTCTTGAAGCTCCAGACATACTGGCATCCGGGTTTATGAACTACCTCACTCCGCCCACAGCCAAGTGGTTCCGCCTGAGATCAAAGGATCAGAGATTACTTGACAATAAAGAGGTAACGGACTTCCTTGATGATGTGGCGGATGAGGTATACCATACTCTTAACAAGAGCAATTTCTATGAAGCCAGCTTCCCTAACTATAAATCATCCGGCGTGTACGGCACAAGTATCCTGCTGGAAGAAGATGATGTACAAGATACGGCCCGGTTCTATTCGTTGCCGCTAACACAATGCTGCATATCAGAGGATGCGCGCGGCAGAGTCAATCAATATTACATAGAGTTTGAGTATACAGCGCAGCAGGCAGCAACCAGATGGGGAGAGGAGAAGCTTACTCAGGTGATGAGAGAGGAAATCAAAGGACAGGATCAGGGCAAGAAGCATAAGTTTCTGCTGAGTATAGGCAACCGGGAGATCCGGGATGTAACGAAACAAGACAAGAGCAACCTGCCGATAGAAGCGGTTTGGATAGATGTAGAGAATGAGAAGGTCATGGAAGAAGGCGGATATTATGAGTTCCCGGCTATGACACATAGATTTGATAAGCGACCATTTATACCTTGGGGATTCAGCCCGGCGATGAAGGCCCTGCCTTTTGCGCGATTACTCAACGCAATAGCCAAAACTAACTTGAGAACCATGATGAAACATACAGATCCGCCGGTAGCTGTACCTCATAACGCGTTCATAATGCCATTCAATAGCAATCCAAGGGCGATCAACTATTACAAAAAGACTACGATGGACTCAGCCAAGGATATATTCGCGTTCAGCAACTTTGGAGATCCGGCAGTAGGGATGACAGCGGTTGAGTATTACACTAAGCAAGTCAAGACTTTGATGTACAACGACATCTTCATGACATTTGAGAACCTGACAAAGCAGATGCAGAATCCAGAAGTACAGGAAAGGATCAATGAGAAGATGAGTATGCTGGGGCCGGCAGTAGGCAGGTACATGGGCGCGGTACTCAATCCAACAGTAATCAGGACAATAGGGATCCTTGAGCGTGCCGGGAAGCTGCCGCCAGTACCCGATGCCCTGAGAGAATCCCCGGAGTTTGAGATAGATTATGTATCGCAGCTGGCGCAGGCCCAGAAAAGATCAGAGCTTAATAGCTTGATGAGTGGCCTGAGCTTAGTGCAGCAGATGGGGCAAACAGTACCGGATGTAATAGACAAGGTGAACACAGACACAGTAATTGATGAAGCATGGGATATATTAGGCGCGCCGGTCAAGGTACTCAGAGATGATCAGGAAGTGCGGGGGATCCGGGAAGGCCGGGCAGAAGCACAAGCGCAGGCACAGAAGATGGAGATCGCGGGTATGGCAGCAGCAGCCGGTAAAGATATGGCAGCCGGTGAGAAGGATCTGGCTGCGGCAACCGATATGAGCAGGGGGAAATAATGATAGATCTATCAGATCCGAAAGTGGTACAGGCGTTAGTGGGCAATATGAGGGCAGTATTTGCTACGCCGCAGGGTAAGGCAGTAATGGATTTCCTTGAAGAATCATGCGGCTGGTATGAGAGTATATTTGATCCGGAAGATAAGGATCGGATCATGTTAAATGCAGGAAGGCGTGAGGTAGTGGCTACCATCAAGACCTTCCTGAAACATAGTCCAGACGATATTATGCGGCTGGCGCAACAAAAGGAGCAATACGATGGGTAATCCAGATCCTAATTTAGGGGGCAATCCGGATCCAACACCGGAACCAACACCAACACCAACGCCGGAACCTACACCGGAGCCGACACCAGCGCCAGAGTTTAGCTGGAAGGCCAAAGTAGGCGCAGATCTATCTAAGGCCCCGGCGTTAGGTAAGTTTGAAGATACGCCAGAAGGGCTGGCAGGAGTAGCTAAGAGTTATGTTGAGCTTGAACAGTTGCTATCACATGATAAGATCCCCATGCCTAAAGGCGCGGATGATCTTGAAGGGATCGCTAATTTCAATAAGGCGATGGGCGTACCGGAAGCAGCTGAAGGGTACAATCTTGCAGATGCAGAGCTGCCGGAAGGTATGGCAGAAACAAGTTTTGACAAAGAGGGCTTTCAGGCGATAGTGCATAAACATGGATTGACACCGGCACAGGCTGAAGGGTTGTGGAAAGAATATACTGAGATGAGTGGGAATATGTACAGCAGCCACTTGAACCAGTTTCAGGAAACGCTTAACACGAATATCAATAAGCTGAGAGCTGAGTGGGGTGATACTTATCCGGCACAGATAGAGCTTGGCGATATGGTGATCAACAAGTTTGCTGATGATCAGGAAGCGGGTGATTTCCTTACCTCGGCGCTATGCAAGAATCCAGCCGGGTTGAAGTTCTTGGCTAAGATAGGCGCGCAGTTCTCAGAGAACAAGATCGGAGAGTTCCAATATAAGAGATTCGCGATGACTCCGGAAGAAGCCGGGAAAGAAGTAACAAGGATAAAGGCAGATCCGAATCACGCGTATGGTAATGCTAATGCCCCACAAGACGATCATGATCAAGCGGTAGCACATGTAAATCGTTTGATCGCTATGTCTATGGGCAAGCAGGTATAAGGACAAGCTCTTACAAAGCCCTTTATACCGGCACAATAGAACGGCAGGACAACCGGAAGCGGCCTTGCAAAATCGTATTGACTTGGGCGATCCTCTTTTGAGGGCAATCAATCAAGAAGGAAATGGATGATTGTTAACTTTTAAGGAGGATGAGAAAGATGGCTGATACACAGAATGAAATCTATGCACAAGCGTATGGTCAAAACATCATGCAGTTGGCGCAGCAGAAGTACAGTAAGCTGATAAACACAGTTTACATGAAGCCAAATGTACGCGGTAAAACCTATTTTCAGGATCAGATTGGCGAGTGGTCAATGGATACTAAAGGTGGGCGTAATGTACAGACACCGAATAACGATCCTAATCTCTCAAGGAGAATGGGAGTTATGTTGGATTACCACGATAATAGGATGCTGGATCGTGGCGATGAGTTAAAGAGCATATCAGATCCAAGAAGCGCGTACACTATAGCGGCAGCGAAATCATTGGGTAGAAAGATTGATGATGTTATTATCGCGGCAGCTGTATCCACGACTACGGCCAGCGGGGAAACAGGTTCCACAACGGCTCCAACCTGCGCAAGCCTTGTCATCACGACATCGCAGCTTTTCATCACAAATCTAACGGACATGAAGTTAGCTCTGGATGATAGCGATGTAGATGATGAAGATAGGTTCTTGGTCATAACTCCAACTCTATTGGCATCCGCGTTGGAAGATCCTAAGATAGCTTCAAGCGATTATGCAGCTATCAAGGCACTTGTAAGGGGCGATATAAATACTTACATGGGCTTCACATGGATTAAGTCTACAAGGCTATCGCAGCAATCAGCCTTGGAAGGGTTGGTGTACCAGAAGTACGCGCTATGTTTGGCAATGGCAGCACAGCCGCTTGTAAGAACTGATGAAAGATCAGACCTCTCTTACTCTTGGCAGATCTACTATGAGCTGAATTGTGGTGCGGTAAGGCTTGAAGAAGCAAGAATCAGAAAGATAACTGTATAAGTGTAATATAAACCGGTCATGGGGCTGGTATAGCCGGCCCCTGACACCGCTATAGGCGGGAAGGAAGGTGGAAGATGACAGTTCTAAAAGGTACGAACATGACGAAGTTTGACACAGGTGGATCAGGAGATTATTGTATTCCTGATGGTTACATTAAGAGTGTAGAGAAAGTATGGATAGACTCTTATGCAGTAACAGCCGGATTATCTCCTACGAATGGATCCATTCTCATTGGATACTTACCAAGAGATAAGAAGCTGATTGAGGTTGAAGTGCGGACACCTGCACTTATGACTGAAGCAACAACTTCAAGCATCCATCTAAGTACAACGGCATCAGATGGAGCAACAGCAGGTGATTTAGGGATAATGAGAAGTCTGAAAGAAGATGGAGTGGCTGACTTTGAGTTGATAGAACCGAATCATTGGGTTATGCCCGGCGGAGCGTTTCTAACGACTTCATCTACTATTGCAGCTTTACCCATCTACATAACATTCCACAATGCTGGTGGTGAAGATACAGTTGTAACAGGCGGCGTGATAAGATCTATCATCAAGTATACCTAAGCGATAGGTATATTCTGATACAGAGGGAAATCGCTATAGGCGAAAGAGAGGTACATTATGACAGTTCTAAAAGGCGCGAATGTAACAAAATACGATGCTGGCGGATCCGGAGATAACTACATTGAAGATGGATACATCAAAAGCGTAGAAAAGGTATGGATTGATAGCTATCACCCTACTACTGTAATTGGTAGCAACGATACTATCAAGATTGGGCGTGTTCCAAAGAACAAAAAGATCACAGAAATTATTGTGAACCTTCCAGTAATGGGCGGCGCGGCTGATTCTCTGGCCACGATCTTAGTTGGATCAGCTTCAACAGTATTAGCTACGATAGGCTCTGCTTATCTTGGCGCGTTACAGCAAGATGGTATGGCTCCGGGTACGACTACCTTTAACATAGGTACAGCGTGTACTCTGAGATTGTCAGGCGATAAGTTTGCAACTGTAACAGATAAGGATGTAGATATTTATCTGAGGATATTTCAGGCGAACTTGTTACCACTAGCGCTGACATCAGCTACAATTACGACAGTAATAAAGTATACTTAACCGGTATATCGGGGGCTGGGGTAAAATCTCAGCCCTCAACCGATAAGGAGCAGGCATGGCTATATCAAGAACAGAGATTGTTAATAAGGCCCTTACCTTGGTAGGTGCTAATCCTATTGTCAGCATAGATGATGATCAACAGAACGCCCGCGTAGTTAACCGGGTATATGAGTTATCATTAAGGAGCATCCTGAGTGAAGCTCCATGGCGGTTCGCGCTCAGGAGAGTGCTACTGGCTCAGACTACTGATGAGCCGGAATGGTATGATACCGGGGAAGTTTATGTATACCAGCAGCCTAACGAATGTATCCGGATCTTCCGGGCCAGCGATAGGAAGGCCGTATGGAAGCCGCTGGGTGAAACTATTGTATCAGATACAAATGGGCTGGGCGTGGAGTATGTCTACTATCTAAACACTCCAAGTAAATATACATCTTCCTTTGTGGAAGCTTTTGTTGATAAACTATGCGCGGATATAGCCTTTATGATCCTAAACTCCAGAACAGTAGCGCAGGGCTTCTTAGAGAAATATGAGGAAGTATCCTTAGCTAAAGCGATGGCGGAAAACGCTCAGGTGGGAACACCGGAATATATGCAGGATGATGCTTGGGAGCTTGCTAAGATAGCTGGCGGATCTCAAGTAGTACCGGGGCAATAAGGGGAGTATAAATGGCTAAAGTAGATGTAATCAAAACATCATTCACCGGTGGGGTTTTTGGTAAATCCCTTGTAGGCCGCGTTGATATAGCGCAGTATGAGAACGCTTGTACTGTTGTTGAGAATATGCTATGCCGGCCCTATGGCCCGATCATCTCAACTCCCGGCACAAGGATGGTAAGAGAGTGCAAACATTCCGCGTTAGGTACAGACTCACAAGTACGGATCATAGACTTTACTTTCAATCAAGCAGATGCTTATATCCTTGAGATGGGTGATAAGTATTTCAGATACTACACAGATCGCGGCATAGTGATCACTACCGGCACAACTCCTTTTGAGCTGGAGCATCCATATGATGAAGATGAGGTTAAGGAAGTACAATACGCGCAGCTGAACGATCTGGTATGGATGGCGCATAAGGATCATCCGCCGCAGCTCTTAACGCGGGTAACAGCAACGAATTGGACAATAGCAGATTATAAGTTTCTTGGCGGCCCTTTCCTTGACGATAATCCTGATAAAGATGTATACATGACAGTAGCCGCAACAGCCGGAACATTGGTTACGATCACCCTGAGCGCCACTTCTTCAACCTTCTCCTTTGTAGCTTCCGGGGCAACGCTGGGCCATCGGGGAACTTATTGGAAGTTTGGGGATGTAGTAACTACAGACACAACATCATTACAGGGATATTTCCAGATCACAGCAGTATCATCAGATACTATAGCGTTTGCAACAGTTAAGGCTCCGCTATCGGTAGCCGGAACATCTTCAACATTTGCAGAAGGCGCGTGGAGTTCTCTCCGGGGCTACCCGGCGCGAGTACAATTTCATGAGGGCCGACTATACTGGGCCAGAACAGATGCAGAGCCGCAGGGAGTCTGGGGATCTCATACTTTTATTTACGATCAGTACGCGTTAGATGATTCCGTTGCGGATGAAGGGATCAATATCAAGCTATCATCAAATCAATCTAATGAGATAAACTGGCTGGCATCCGGAAACTCCCTGTTAGCAGGCACTTACGGCGGGGCCTTTGTGATCAACGGCGGAGCTGAAACCGGGATCACGCCTACCAATATCTCAGCTAAGCAAGAGATCTCTTTTGGTACGGAAGCGGTACAGCCTAAACGGATCGGCAGCTTCTTCTACTATGTACAAAGATTCTCTAAAAAGGTGCGGGAACTGTTTTATCTCTGGGAGAACAACGCTTACAAGGCAACTGACAAGACCATTTTATCGCCGGAGATCACCGGACATGGAATTATAGACTTTGGGTATCAGGAAGTACCGGACACGATCCTATATTGTGTAACTTCCGATGGTACGATAGCAGCACTCACGCGTGAAGTGGATCAGGAAGTACAAGGCTGGACATTACAAACAACTGATGGCCTATATGAATCGGTAGCAGTAATCCCATCTCAGAGCTACAAGCATGATGAAGTTTGGGTGGTAGTTAAGCGCGTGATCAATGGATCCACTAGGCGGTACATAGAATATTTTGAAGGGATAGATCTCCCGGAGCGACAGGACAAAATGGTATACCTGCATAGCAGCTTAGAGTTTGATGCTTATGATCTAACTTTATCCTCAGCTGCGACTATAACAATATCGGCAACAAGCGGCACTTCCGCGGTTATAACTTGCTCCGATGATTATTTCTTAGATTCAGATGAAACTATGCGGATCCGGGCGATCAACTCATCTGGATCAACTATAGGAGAATTTCATATAACATCGTGGTCATCAACTAAGATCGTAACAGGCGATATTAAATTTACATTCTCATCTTCAACGATAGCTGCCGGGTATTGGGCGAAATCAGTTGATCTGTTGAGCGGCCTGAGCCATCTGGAAGCCAAGACAGTAAAGGTACTGGCGGATGGTGGTGTAGATAAGCCGGATAAGGTAGTATCAAATGGCACGATCTCTTTGGCGTATAACTATTTTGTAGTCCAGACAGGGCTGCCGTATACCCAGAAGCTTGCTACCTTACCATTTGAGAGTGGATCAGCAAGGGGTACATCGCAAGGTAAGATCCAAAGAATCAATCAGGTTATGCTCAAGGTATACAGATCATATCGTGGATTCAAGATGGGTGGTACAGAGGCGCTGGCTGAGAGGGTGAGTTTTAGAGAACCTGAAACTTTGTTAGGAACACCAGAAGCACTCTTAACAGGGATATTACCGAACATAAACTTTAAGGATGATTATAGGTACGGCTCACAGATCTGGATCACAAACGATGAGCCATTCCCAATAGAGTTATTGAGTATAATGGCAATGTTGGATACACATGATAAGGGGTAAACTATGGGAGCGATGACAGCAATTATGCTTGCTATGGGCGTGCAGCAGGTAATGAGTGGGTATCAGGCTAAGGGTGAAGCGAGTTATAACGCTTCTCTGGCTCTATCTGAATCCAAATACAATGCTTCTATCATGCAGCAGCAAGCCGGGATGATCCAAAATCAGAAAGATCTCCAGCTGGCACAGGGTAAAAGGGCTGTTAAGTTTGTTATGGGGCAGACAGTACAAACGGCAGCCGCTAAGGGTATAGAGATGTCAGGATCACCCATGGCGATCATGATAGATACACAGACACAGATGGAGATGGATATAGCCATTGGGCAGTATAATCTTGAGGTACAGAAGTTTGGTGTACTTTCGCAGGCAGAATCAATAATCAGAAAAGGTAAGACAGTAGCTTCTCAGTACCGGCGATCTGGAGATAACGCGGTGCGGGGCGGATGGATGAGTGGAATAACAACAATGTACTCAGCTGGGGTTTATTCAAAAACATCCAGCTTTGATGTTGGCAAAATGGCTAAAGCCGGTACGACAGTATAAAGGGAGCATATAATGCCAGAATTTCCAAGAGCGCACTCAAGTGCATCATTAACAACCCAGAAGCCAAGGGCTGACAGGAACGATGCCGATTATAGATCAGATGCGGCTGTAAGGAGTAAACAAGATGCAAGTTTCCTTGCTTCCGTTAAAGATACTACTGTTAAGTGGAATGATGCGGTAGTAACAAGTCAGGTTAACGCTTTTAAGGCCCAGAAGGGTATCTTTATGGCTGATGTTAAGAGCCGGGCGCAGCTGGATCCGGATCAGAACAATGCCAACAAATACATTAAAGAGATAGATGATTACAATAAGAGGGCCTTCAATGGCATGAGTGAGCAGGCAAAGCTTGCTGCTGGCGCGGAGTTATTCGTAGATTCAGAGGTAGCCAAGATCCAGATCAACGGCGTATTCCAGAAAAAGGTGATAGTAGAGGGTGTGAAGAACCTTACAACTTCTATAGAAGGCTACAAGCAGGAAGTTATCAATACCGGGAACGCTTCAGAGCTTGGCAAATCGTATGTATCCGCGATGCAAACTATTGATGTTAATGTAGCAACTAATGTGATCTCCCCGGATGAGGGCAAGCGGCTCAAGGCCAAGTTTGTTGAGGAAGTCCGTACTGGATTGATAGATCGGGATCTTTATGGGAACCCAGAAGGATTCAAGAAGAACATAGCAAATTACAAGTTTAAGGATGAGAAGGAAAGATCTGATAAGCTGGCCAAGGCCGATGGGCTGATCAAGGCAGCTAAGACTAAAGCTGATTGGGAAGAACAACAGATCAACACGCTTGGATGTTACGATCTGAGCAACGCGTTACTTAACAAAACTCTCAGCCATGACATGATCGTAAACATGTATGATCGCGGCATGATAGACTCCGAAACGGCAACGATCTTTGATGAGATCGTAGTCAATGGCAAGATAGATGTGCCGGATACTACTAAGACAGGCAAGCCGGATTTCTTTTTCAGGCTACTGGAAGAAGCTGGCGATGACAAGACAGCGGCCTTAGATGTAATGAAGCACGCGGCGAAAGCGTATTCTGGTGGCGGGATGGGTTTTAACCAGTACGCGTATTTTATAAACAAGGCGAATAAGAAACTTGGACAAGCGCAGCAGGGCAAGAACTGGGGCGATGCGATCCTTCAAGGCGCGACAGCAGGGCTAAAGGGCTGGATAGAAGCTATGCTCCCGGCAGGTGGAGAACTGGCCAGCAATGCTTTGATGAGTTATGTGGATAAGTTACAGAAAGGTGATGAGCCGGAAGTAGCTAAAGAGAAGGTTATAGAGGAAGTACAGAAAGCGACCAACCCGAACAGATCCAACTATGAGATCGGCCAGATCGTTGATACTCCGATGGGAGCTGGGAAGGTAGTAGGTTTTGATTCAGATGGTGAACCACTAGTGCAGAGGGTTAAGTAATGGCAGAGCAAAAGACAGAAGCTCCAATGAGATTAAGCGACATGATGGCATCACCATCGCCAGCTCCGGATGAACCGGAAGTAATGCGCTTGAGTGATATGCAGAGCGTTCAAACGCTGGTATCTGAAACAGATGAAACTGCTTATCCGGAATCTCCGTATACAGATATTATATCATCTTTCACGCCGGAAGAAACAGCGGCAGCGGAAGCGCAGGGCAAGATCGGGTATCTTGAGCAGGCGCAGCGACAGGATAAAACAGAGATGATCCCGGTTACAGGTTCAATTGAAGGCGGGGTAAAGTCCGTTAAGCTCATGACCGCGGTGAACAGATATAAGAAAGATGAGTATGCTTCCCGCGGTGATCGGTTTAAAGATGTTGATATGATCAATAGATATTTATGGAAGTTGAATGAAGAAAGAGTCCGGGGATATACTTGGGGCGGCAGGATCACTCAGGGAGTAGCAGCCTTGCCGGCTTTTATGATAGAGTTCCTACTTGCAGGTGGCGCTGCGACAGTTGGGAAGGGGTTAGTAAAAGAAGCTGTTAAGGGATCCGCAAAACAAATAGTCAAAAGCGGCACGAAGAAACTTGCTACAAGGATCGTTGGCGGGGTAGTTTCATCCGCGGCAAGAACGGCGCATCCGGTTATGTGGGCAAGAAGTGTTAAGGGCTACGCGGATCGGCAGCTGGATGCTACTATGGAGCTTACTGATAAAGGACTTGAAATTGTAGAAAAGTCAACAGAGAAGCCATATATCTCAGCAGTTGCAGCCATCGCAGATGTATGGATAGAGAATTTTAGTGAAGGTATGGGCGCGGACATAGGGCGGTATGCTAAAAAGCTGTTACCTAAAGGGCTGCTGCCTTCATTGCTGAAAGCCTATAAGAAGATGAATCCGAATCAGAATGTTAGGAAATTCTTTACTAAGACAGGATTTGATGGGTTTGTTGAGGAATGGGGAGAAGAAAAGATGGGCGCGCTGCTCCGGGGAGTATTCAATCTGGATAACATTACGGATGATGAAGGCAACCGGAAACCGATGTTTGATCGGATCGTAGAATCTATGGGGCAGACATGGGAAGATGCAGCCGTAGAAGCTGGCACGCTTGCTTTCCCTACTGGTGTATCAGCTATATCGCAGCAGGCTGGACAAAGGATCATAGACAAGCGCCGGAAGAAGAAAGAGAAGGATACTTCTAAAATTCTTACTGATGCTTTTGTAAAGCAGATCTCAGAAATGACAGAAACAGTTAAGCCGGAAGGTACTGAAGGTCAGCTAAAACCGCCGACATTACAGGAACAGGCAGAAGCAGCATACGATTCCGCAGCCGGCCCTCAATCTGAGATCGGCAAAGATCTTGATGATCTACAGGCAGAGATGGGGCTTAAAGAAAGACAGCTCCATGTGCAGAAGAAGATCCAGAGTATTGTTGATAAGGTGATCCGGAAGGATCGGGATGATTATACAGTAGCCAGTATAAAGGATCTTGCGCGCGGAGCAGCTATTTTAGACAACGACAGCCAGAGAGTTGAAGCTGATAAAAGGTTAAAGCAGAAGGGCTGGACTCCGGTAGAAGATCATGGATCGTTTATGTGGGGCGGATACCGGGTAGATCACTATGAGAAAACATTTGAAAATGGTGTTACAGGAGAAATGCAGCTACATACTAAAGAGTCATGGGATTTCAAGGCGAGTGTATCTGACAATATTTATAAAGAAGTCAGGGATGAGTTTTTCCCGGCGTTCAAGAATCGTACAATGACAAGAGAGCAATGGAAGTATTTCCTTGCTTTAGATAAAATGGGGCAAAAAGGATGGAACGCGGTTTATGCTGGTAAATCTTCTGAAGAAGCCAAGGCGGCTATTTCTTGGTCAGATAAACGGATAGCGGAACTGAGATCATCAATATTAACTTTAGGATTGCCCATAGCTGGAACCCAAGCGCCATCAACAAGTGCTAAAGGTTCATCTCTCCCCGGCAACATGCGGAAGTCAACTACTACTCCATTGGGAAATTTAAAAACTGCTTCTGACATAATATCCTCCAAAGAAAGTGTACCACAACAGGAAGCGCTTGTCAAATACCTCAAAGAAATAAAAGAAAAGTATAGCAAGCCCCAGACGATTACCCGGAAAGAAGTGAAGGCGATCCAAGAAGAAGTCATCCGGCAGATCAAGGCTTCCGGATTAACTGCTGCGGATAAAGCAAAGTTCATAAGTACGATCAAAAACATACAGACTATGCCGCAACTTACCAAGGCGATCCCGATCATAGAGCAGAGAGCCGCCGCGCTACGAACCGCTGAGAGCAAGCGAAAGCTGCAAGATAAGATCAAGAAGCTCCTGAGCAAGACGAAGCCGGTTAAGTCTGGAGATCTCACGAAAGCCAAGTATGATTATGAGAGTAATAAGGTATTTGTGAAGCTCCGGGAATACGCGAAAATGACTCAGAAGAAAGCGCAGGCCGCGCTGGATAGTATGCCGGAAGAAAACCTGAGCAACATGGATCTGATCCGGAAGCGGATGCTATCGTTAAAGGCAAATGGCGCGCAGGCTTCATTAGCGATCCATCAGAGAGTACATGACGATATTGCAAATTTGAAGATGATCGGTGCAGCAGCTAAGGATAACGAGTCTTTTGATAAAGCGGTGAACCGCCGGGAGAATGTTGACGAAGCCATTACCGGCATGAACCATGTAAAAGGCGGCGAGGGGATTATAGCTAAGATCAAGAAGGCCTACGCCAAGGGATTCGGAAACATTGATACTCTGTATAATCTTGTATTTGGTAAGAAGTTTGCGGATAAGTACAACCCGGAGATCAACCAGAGTGAGAGGAATACAGCTACCTATAAAAAGACTAAAGAGGTAACGGATCGGGCAACGGAAATCTATGGGAAGGATATGATCACAGTATTTCAGGAGATGTCTGAGCATAAATTTGATCTTACTGATCATGAAGGGCTGGATCATGTAGTTACCCGGATGCAGATCATGGATATTTATAACGCTATAAAGAACAAGAATATCAAGAAACGCTATTATGATACTTTTGGAGAAGTCCAGATCAATGGGTTATTATGGAATTTGAATGAGCAGGATAGGCAAGTAGCGGATCTCTTACAGGAAGCGGTGCAGAGTTACCGGGGGATCCTCAACGACAGGAACATAGAGATCACCGGGCAGGATCTTGGATTTGTAGAGAACTACTGGCCGGCCACTTCAGAACATCAGCCAAGCGTATATGATGATTATAGGACACAAGGCGAAACGCCATCAGCCCTGAAGGAGCGTGCTAAGGGGAAAGTGATCCCAAGGCCGGCAGATGCTTGGCATAAGTTTCAGAAGCATGTAGGTGAAGGTGAGCATGTTAATCATTTGGCGCGGGAGCATGAACAGCTCAAGAGGATGCTAACAGATCGCAAGGTCAAGCATCAGATAGAGAAGCAATTTGGTGAGGATGTATATCAGATGATGATGGATCAGCTGGATAGTATTTCCCTCAATGCACAGACAGCCCGGATAGATGCTGTAAGTTCCGCGTATGGCAAGGCTCTCAATAATTGGGTTAAGGCCAAGCTGCTGAGTCCTTCAATTTATCTAAGGCAATGGATGAGCGCCAGCAACTATATGGAACACATGCCGGTAGCCAAGTGGACAGGCGGATTTGTGAAGGGATTACTCACGCCTAAGTCAACTTTTGATTTTATGTGGGAAGGATCCGGCGGCTTCTTAGAAGCGCGATACCATAAAGGATATAAGGAAGCTCTATCCCGCGCCCTTAACGATGCTGAAAGCATGAGCGTTGCGCAGGGGAATTGGGCCAAAGGCCTATCCGCGCTGGTAAGATCCGGGGATATAAGTGCGATCATCTACGGCGGTAAGCCATATATAGATCACCTTATGTCAAAGGGCATGAGCAAGAAAGAAGCCTTCAGGAAGTTTGAGAAGGAAACGCTAAAATCGCAGCAATCTGGGATGAGTTCCAGCTTGTCAGAATTTCAGAAGAATAAGAACGCTTTTGTGCGGCTGCTGCTGGCCTTCAAGAACACGCCGGCTCAGTATCTCAGGAAGATGGGAGATGCTACGATAGCCGTTAGTAATAAAGATATAAGCAAAGGGCAGTATGCAAAGACTATGGCAATCTACGGAGTGATCCAGCCCACGCTTTATGTAACGGCTGGGGCCGCGGTTAAGCAGGGATTGGTCAGGGCCGGGCAGATGATCCGGGGAGATGATCCAGAGGATATAGAATGGGAAGGGCTATGGGATGAGATTATGGTTCAGATGGTAGTCAACCCGGTAACGGCGATTCCGTTCCTAAGTGGCGGGGCTAAATATGTAGTACGGAAGATGATGGGCATGAAAGCATATAATATAACCAGCTTGCCGATGATCTCTGATGTAGAAACAGCTATTCGGAAGATGACTAAAAAGGAAGTTACTTTTGATGATTGGCTTACTATCGCCGGAACAGCCGCGGAGATCTCAACAGCAACGCCGGTGCTTTCAATAAAGAGAATGTACGATTATTTGATGCCACAAAAGAAAAAGAAGTCAAAATTCTAAGGAGATACTATGTCAGTTGAAACAACCACAAGAAAGACAACACAATCAATGACGATATTATTGATAGACTATACCTTTTCATTCAGGGCGTTGCTATCAGCTCCTACTGACATCAAGTGTACGCGTACCAATACTGCTACAAACACAGATGAAGATATGGAATATGTATCAGAGATCCCTGCGCCTTCAGATGCTACGGATGTGCTTAAATATATGGTAGATATAAATGATGATGGTGTAGGCGGATCGGTCAAAGTGATGTGGCCTTCTACCGGCAGCACGATCACGATCTACCGGGAAACAACTGATGTTCAAAGTAGCGACTATGAAGATTTCAACCAGTTCCCGGCCAACACAGTAGAAACAGATTTTGATAAGCGTACAATGAAATCGCAGGAGCAGCAGGAAGAACTGAACAGGACTCTGAAATATGGAGTTACATCCCCAACCGGATCAACGCTGCCAGCCGGTGAAGCAGATACATACTTAGGCTGGAACGCGGCAGGCACATTACTTGAGAATAAGACTCTCCCGGATCCTTCTACCTTAGTGAAATCTACTGCGGCGGATGCTATCGCACATACAAATGATACTACCTATATGACTCCCTATACTACCTATGCTGGCATCAAAACGATGGGAACGATAAATGTACTTACTACTGCGACTATCGCCCATGCGATTGTTACTACCTTAACAGCAACCACGATCACTATGTCAAACTCCAGTATCAACGCGGAGAGATCTAAGGGCATGACAGTAGAAACTCCCGGCGGGGCTGAGGATATATCCATGTTCTATTCAGACAAGGATCTGACTATAGACAAGATAGTATGTATCCTTACCGGCACGACTCCCAGCGTAACATGGGGTATTAACCATGGCGCGGATCGCAGCGGTGCGGGTACATCTGTAGTTACCGGCACGACAGCGGATCTAACAAGTGGATCCACGATCACAGCTTTTGCCGATGCTACAGTACCATCTAACAGCCATATATGGTTTGTAACTACAGCTACAAGCGGAACGATAGATTCTTTGAATATTATGGTGAAATATAAACAAGACGCGTAAGGAGAAATTATGTCAGTAGATAATACAGCCACAAATCAATCGTTTGCCATGGATGGCGTAACAACGGCGTTCACTCTTACGCTTCACGCGTTACAATGTTGCCCTACGGACATAAAGGCTGAAGTTGTAAACGCTACAGGTACACATTCTACGCTGGCCTATGATGTAGATTATACTGTTGATATAAATGTAGAAGGGGATGGCGGAACTATATATGTAACAAATCCGCGGGCGGCGGGGATCACCTTATTTGCTTACAGGCAAACAACTAATCTACAGGAATCTGACTATGAGGATTTTAACCAGTTCCCAGCGGCTACAGTAGAGAGTGATTTTGATCGCAGGACATTAAAATCTCAAGAGGATAATGATGCGATCAACCGGGCGATAAAGTTTAATATCACTTCAGATATATCCGATATAGAATATCCAGTACCGGTAGATGGGCTTGGCCTTAAATGGTCAGGCACAGGCGGCACGATAGTTAACACAGAGCTTCAGATTGATTCAAGTTCAACCTTAGCAGCATCATCGGCAGCGATAGCGATGGCAGCGGCAACTACTGCAAGTATAGCAGCGACATCCGCAACATTGTCAGCAGCTTCAGCTACATCTTCATCATTTTTTGCATCTTCTTATGCTACAGTAGCTTCTTCTTATGCAACATCCGGGATCTTGGCAGGCTCCTACGCGACAATATGTGAAGATCAGGCAGGGATCGCTACAACTCAGGCAACAATAGCAACGACTCAGGCAAACATAGCCATAACACAGGCAACGCTTGCGATCTCAGCGGCAACAGCAGCTATCGCTCAAGTTACACTTGCCGCGACTTCAGCTTCAATAGCAGAAACATGGGCAACTCTGGCAGCAAGTTCAGCTACAGTAGCCATGACACAGGCATCCATCGCTACGACTCAAGCGACATTAGCGGCATCTTCCGCGACAGTAGCAGCGGATAATGCTGTATTCAGGAACTTCTGGAATGGTACTTTTATAGAAACTTTTGATGCAAAGGTAGTGGCATCCGGATCTAATATAACAATGACACTTGAACAATCCGGTGGTGGGGATCTCACGATGCAGTTCTCTGATGGGAATACTACGCTTGATTGTACAACTCCGATCCAATCTATAGCCTTAACAGCAGGCTCTTTATCAGTACCTTTAAGCACTTATGTATATATTACTCAGGCGAACAAAGTGCTGGAACTTTCTAATACAGATTGGCCGGCAGACGAACATATAAAGGTAGCATATTTATTGATCCAATCAGCCGGGCTGGTAGCGACATACAGCTCTCTGGCTAACCAGAACTGGAACGATCATCTTGAAGGTACTAATGGGCAGGGGCATCTTTCACATATCACGACTAAGATCAGGCAGGCGCTTGGCGCGACATACGATAATGGGGTAGCATTTTCTTTTACGCCGGGAGTTGTGGCAGCAATGGGGATGGCAACAACAGCAGGTGTAATAGATCAGATGCACCCTCATACTTTCGCGGCAACGACTATGCCGACAGATGATATACATGTAGTCAATAATCTGGCAGCGCCATATACAACTATATCTGATTTGACAAGTATAATATTAGACTCAGCCGGCGGGAGTCTATCAAATAAATTCTTTAATCTTGTGTTCTTTGGCGTAGCGAATAAGACAGGAGAAGAAGATCATATCATGGCGCTTCTTCCTTCCGGCAGTTACAATACGGAAACATCTGCCAAGGATGATGTGGATAGCTTTACGACATATACGATCCCATCAGTATATACTCATGAATCCAGTACCGGATTCTTTATATGTGAAGCGACATTCAAGTTTGCATCAGGCACAGGAACGCTTGAGATGATAGAGTCCAGAGATCTCCGCGGCAGAAATCCTGATAGTATTGTAGGTGGTGGCGCGGGTACAGCTTTGACAGAGTTTGCAGATACTCAATTCAAGATATTTGATGATGGCGATTCTACGAAGATTATGCAGTTTGATGCAGCCGGGTTAGATACTGGATCTGTAAGTACCTTGTCTATTCCTAACAAGAGTGGCACGATAGCCTATAACGATGCGGAAACTTTCGGTACGATCTCAGTAACGACTTCCGCGACTATCGGCGTGGGAACTGCATGTACGCTGACAGCAAGCGAGGGAACCTTGCTGATAAAAGGAGTTGGGGGAACCAACAACGACAGTATGACGATTGACCTTGAAGATGGAAGCGACACCATAGTTATAGGGAGTGGATCCGGGGCCACTAAAATAAAGTTAGATGAATTAAATTTATTGATGGAAGATAATGATTCTATAAGGTTTGGTGTTGGGGCAGATTTATATATGGCGTGGCGCGCTACAGGGAACCATAATTTCCAGATAGGTACAAGGGTGGGGAACTCTAATTATTCTGGCTATATTTGCATAATGGAGCGCGGTAATATGGGCAACGCTAATCGCTCACCTATAGCAACATCAACAACTCCGGTATTCCGCGTGTACGCTGTAGGCACAACTGCGACAAGTTATATAGAGAAGTTTTATGATGATCCAAATTCTGTAGGAGTTATACAGGTAGGGGCTGGAAGTTTAGAAATCCGATCCCCGCTAACAACCGGCACGCTGGCGGTAACAACTACAGCAACTATAGCAGAGGCACATATAACAACTCTATCGGCAGCCACGATAACTGTAGGCGGCGCTCTTGTCTTACCGGACATCTCTAAGAGTATCACCATAGAGAGCGCTGTAACTGATGATGATATAACCATGTTCAAAGTACCCAGCGCGGCTACGATCACAGCGATGTACGCTGTTGTTTCTGGTACTTCACCCAGCGCTAATTGGGTGATCAAGCATGGTACGGATAGAAGCTCCGGCGGATCCAGCGTACTTACGGCTGGTACAACAACGACAGATATTACTACCGGATCTACTATAACTGTATTTTCAGATGCTACCATAGCAGCTGGCAGCTGGGTATGGGCGTTCCTTCCGGCAGTTACCGGTACAGTTGATACCTTAAACATAACACTAAACTATAGGATGGATCCATAATGAGCAGAGTATTAGACATTAGATTTGATGAGTTAGGATCAGCTTGGGCAGACGATCAATCGCCTTCAGCGCATAGCGTATTAACAATTGGAACAGCTCACCAGCAACTTGGTGGCCCTACAGCTGCACACTTCCCGGTAGGTACGGATCGTTTGGTGATCCCCGATCATGCTGACTTTGATTTTGGTACGGATGATTTCACCATAAAGACTGATATTTACTTTGAAGTTATTGATGACTCTTACTGGGTGAACAGGGGTGATGGCGCTTCTTGGCTAGTCATGTATAGATCTACTGGCAGGATATGGTTTTATGCTATGGGCAGCGTGCGCGTGGATGAAGCATGGAGTCCGGCAGCTAATACTTGGTATGAAATAAAGGTAACAAGGGTATCCGGGGAGATAGAGATTTTTGTGGATGAAGTTTCTCTGGGATCTTCTACTACTTATGGGGATAGCATAACCGGAGCAGATGATATAATTGTAGGATCTACAGTATCCGGTGGCGGAAACCCGATGCTTGGATTTATGAAGAATATTCTTGTAATCAATGATGGCACAACTGTACTTGATATGCCGATGGATTCCGGATCTGATATGCCGATAGTCAGTACGGCTTTGTTTGATGGTACTGCTGATTGCTGGCTTGAAGCGCCACATTCAGCTGAATTTGATTTCGGTACAGGAGAATTTACATTAGAGTGTAAGGTTAAGCATATTTCACTACCCGAACAACCTGAATATCTATCTACTGCAAAAGCTGTTACATCCGGTGTTTCTCTTACTTATTATGACGGAACTTTGTACACCTATGTTGGCGGCGTAGCAAGAACATTCACTTGGACTCCGGCGCTTCTAACATGGTATGACATCTCACTTACAAGAGATGGTGCAAACAACTTGAGAGCTTTTGTGGATGGTCAACAGATAGGGAGTACAATAGCAAGTGTTACTGAAAATGTAGATGCAACTGGCACATTGTTAATAGGTGGTGGTAGTGATTCCGCCCTTGGCGAACATGATGGATATATTAAGGAAGTGCGCCTATCAGACATCGCAAGATACACCGCAAACTATTCTCCAAGTCAGGATCTATTTGTAGATGATATTAACACAGTATTGCTTCTTCATCTTAATGGTGTACCCGGCGATACAGATGACACGAATGGCTGGCTTGCAGACGAAACTGGTACACATACTGTTACCCGGAATGCCGATGTTGTATGTATCTTCACCACAGATCATACTGAGCGCACTTTTAAGGACAAGAGTGCAGTAGGTCATGTAGCACAACCTATAGGCACAGTTAAGATAGATTGGCTCTCAGCGCATGGAATAGGCTCCGGGGATTTTGATGGGGATTCGGATGCCTTGGAGATGGCAAGTGATGCTGATTGGGATTTAGGAACGGATAACAGCACAATGGGCTTCTGGGTAAAATTCAGATCTTTTGCTAATAATGGCCATCTGATTTCAGCATACAGTTCTAATGGGTGGTTCTTTTATCACCATGGCGGGGATGATGAGCTTGTGATGTGGAACGATGGAGCAGAAGAAGGGGAGTCTGTTATCTTCCTTCTAAATGAGTGGTACTATGTAGAGCTAAACAATGTAGGTGGAACCTATACAGCGTATGTGAATGGGTTGGCATTAACTGCTTATTCTACATCATTTGACTTAAATAATGATGGTGAGGATCTGCACATTGCAGCAGAATCCGGCGGGGCGAATCAGTCTGATGTGTTAATGGATCTTGTTTTCATAGATAAGGGTTCAGCCGCGCACTCCGCGAATTTTATACCAACTATACCAACGGAGCCGGTAATAGGTGGCGCAAGAAGGATATTTTTAATAACATAAGGAGATGACATGAGTGTATTCAGGTTAGAAATTGACATGGCTTTTAAGAAAGAAGATGATATGAAATCTTTTCTTAACCTTATTGAAGGGATGAGCGACAAGCTGGCAGATAAGTTGGAAGGCCAATTGCCTATATATAGGAAAGTAAGGTATCATGAATGTATGCACGATGAAGGGAAGCCCTGCGGCGGGTATGTCAATGTGGAGTTTGATGGCGTTACAGATCATGGCGCGGCCCCGGAGCTGGTGATCCCGGAGCCAGTAAAGACAGAAATCAAAGCCGTAGTGGTTGCGGAGAATGACGAGCTGAAGGCTGAGATCGTTGAGCTGAAGAAGCCAAAACCAGAACCAGAACCAGAACCGGAACCTGAACCTGAACCTGAAGAAGAACCGGTGATAGAGGAATTACCATGAATGGAATGGCAAAAATCTTAGTAATAACGATACCGCTTTTGTTAGCGCTGGTAACGGCTATCGTAGGCAATGATCAGTTAGGTAGAACGCGGGATACTCACTTGCAGCATGATATTACCCGCGTGGAGTTGAAGCAGACAGAACAGTATGGATCCATACAGACTTCATTGGTAAGGATTGAAACAAAGCTTGGAATAGGGGAATGACATGACAGATAAAATCTTACATGATATGAAGCAGATAGCCGGATTGATGAAGATACTTATGTCTGAAATTGATCGGCTGTTTGAGGATGTAGGTGTAAAAACAAAGGAGGCACAAGATGGAGATGTTAATAGGGATTAAAGATTGGTTAGTTACAAACTGGAAAGAGATCTCAGAGATGGTAGCTTACCTTATAGCCATAGCTACGCTCATTGTTAAGTTCACGCCTACTTTAAAGGATGATGCTTATCTGAAGAAAGCTGTAAAGTTTATTGGTAAGTACATAGCGTTGAACAGATGATGAAACTAATAGGGCAAATAATGAAAGTGTTGATGTTCTTTCTTGGGCTATGGAAAGAACGAGATGCTGCAAAGGCCAAGAAAAAAGCAGAGGTGGCAAATGAAATTGTTGAAGCTTTTAACGAAACAGATAAGCGGACTCAAGCTTCTAAGCTTAACGCTGCTATTGGCTCTATCAACCGGATGCGCTAATAGCCCGGTAACTGTTTATCCGATCCGGGATACTGACATCAGCGTAACTGATGATCAAGTCATTATGAGCAAATGGTACTTTAAAGAAGTATTGCAAGTTAAGCTAGAAGAAGGTAGATGAAACGAGATCAACCAGAAAAAAGAATACAACTTCAGATCATCAAGTATCTGAAGATGAAAGGTTTTGCTGTTGGCAAAATCAAAACAACAGGCGCGCGCCGGGGCAACTCTTGGATCAAAGATCCCATGAATTTTAAGGGCATCGCGGATCTATTAGTTTTCACTCCGGCGCTCACTTTTATTGAAGTGAAGGCCGGAAAAAATAAACTCTCACCAGATCAAGTCATTTTTCAAGAACTATGCAGATCCTCTGAAACACCTTATATCATTGCCTATTCGCTTGATGACATCATCCGAATCTTCCCCTAATTTTACCCCAAAAAAATAAATGAAAAAAGATCATCTTTCTGCTTGACACTACATCATGATGTGGTATAATTGTTGTGGATGTTAACGAGGGGGGTACGAGATGGAAAAGAAAAAAAGCGGTCAGAGCGGGAGCTACTACGATGAGCAGGGAGTGTTACGCTGGGAAGTAAGGAAGGATTATTCTCAGGAACAATTGGCTGCGCAGCGTAAGGAGTTTGTTGAAGAAGCTGAGAAAGGTCAACTGTTGTGCCTTTCAGATTTGATGTGTAACGCGGGAATGTAGGAGAGTGATTAAGATGCAGAAAGAAACTTTGAAATTAGCGAGAAAGCTCCAAGAGGTAGTAAAGGAAAAAGCGGTATCTCTGGGCTTCAGCGCCTACGGCGGGAACTGGAGTCAGGAGTTAAAGGATGATTGGAAACTTGCAAGGCAGATGGAAGAAAGAGTGCAGGAAGCAAGGCAGCAGAAGGCCTACGACAAAGCATGTGAGAACCTTGAGTTCAAGCAGCTCTTAGCGAAAGCTGAGTTGGCCGGTGAAGAAGCCGGGCAGCAGAATGTTCCGGTTCCTATGACAGTTGTGGGCGGCGTGCCGGGTGAGCAGGCTAAGAGCTACTATGTTTCTGAGGGCGTTTGCGGGTTTGCTTGGGTTGATCTCTACGGAGTTTTCGCCAAGTGGTACGCGGCTTATTCCGGGAACGGATCTAAAGTCTGGGTGAGCTACGGCGGGCAGAGCATGTCAAGGAAAGAAGATTACGCGGAAGCGTTTGCCGCGGTGCTGAAGGAAGCTGGACAGGTGGCTTATGCCGGAAGCAGGATGGATTAACCAACCGGGGCAGTTTCGGCTGCCCCACAAAGGAGCGATCATGTGGGATTGTTCAGTTCAGGGCCATGAGTATGTTGCGGTAGACTTCTTCTTCATGAGTGAAGCGGAAGCCAGAAGGTATCACCATGATGAAGAATGTAAGCATTGCGGATGCCTGAATGATCCGGATCTCTGCGGCTGCGGTAGCTGCGAAGATCAGGTAGAGTCAGACGATGATTCATCTCTGGCTTCTGCGGAGTTGGCCGCAGAAAGCTACAGCGAGATGGTAAACGACATGAACGCGGAACCAGAATGGGGAGAGTGATTAGAATGGAAAAAGTAAAATGTGAATGTTGCCAAGAGCTGTTCAATCTTTCTGAGGTTGAAGCAATCGGCTGGGAAGGAAAGATCGCGGTATCTTGGATCTGCCAAGAGTGCGCCATGAAGGCTAATGATGCTTATGAAGCAAGTTGTATGGATGCGGAAATCTATCAGGATCAATGCTGGGGTTATTAAAAAAAGGAGAGTGATTGAGATGGGGCTTAAATTTATCGTAAAGTTCAATTGCACTAACGCGGCTTTCGGGGATGATGAATGTACGCGTGAGGAAGAAGTGGCAAGGATCTTACAGGTGGTGGCGAACAGGGCCGCTAGCGGGAGTACCGATTTCGCGGTCAAGGATATAAACGGAAACAAGGTTGGAAGCGCTTATTATTGCGACTAAAAAAAAGGAGAGTGTATTATGGGTAACAGGGCAGTAATCGCGACAGAGAAGAAAGATCTGGGGATCTACCTGCATTGGAACGGCGGCAGGGATAGCGTTGAAGGGTTCCTGAAGTATTGCAAGCTCCAGAAATTCAGGACTCCTGAGAGCGATAGCTACGGCTGGGCTTGTTTGGTTGCGGTTATCAAGAACTTTATCGGCGGCGGCCTGAGCGTGGGGATCGGGAAGTACAACAGCTTGGATTGCGACAACTATGACAACGGCGTTTACATCATCAAGGATTGGGAGATCATCCACAGGGAATATTTCAGCGGATCTGAGCAGCAGGGATATGATCTGGATGAGATGGTAGATGAGATCGCTGAAGCACAACCTAAGAAAGAAGCTTGACAACATCATGATGATGTGGTAAGATTGTAATGGAGCTGGGATCTACAGCGGACAAGGCTCTGGCCCGGTGAGAGTCCGGGATGGGTAGCGGGTGGCTGACCAAGATCCCAAAAAACAAAAGGAGCAGACATGGAAAAGATGAGAGCAAGGATCTGGACAAAAGCGCAATGCAAGCAATCGGTTAAAGAGCTGTTGCAGGGCGTGGAAGGATCAAGAGTTGTGAAGGATGATTTCTTGGTCAAGGTTTTCCTTGGGGATGAGCTGCTGTTCAGTTCTACTTACAGGGAAAAGAATTGTTTAGTGAGGATCCAAGCGGTTTTCTTGGGAGCATAATAAAGGAGAGGATTATGAAAGGGATATGTTGTTCATGCTATATTTCCAGAAGTCTGTATGAGATGATCTTTGGTCAGGAGATGCCCGGCAAGATGACTTACCTGTTTGCTCTGGGCGAGGTAGTTAAGGAGATAGGGGAAAGCAAGACAAGTGAACTGATAAAAATAATGGAAGAACAAAAGGAGAGGGTATGAACATATTAAGATATTTCACGCCGGCAGTAAACACCGGGATCCTGATCGTTTTGATAACGCTGGTGATCTACGGCGTGCTGTACATGGGATACCGGATCGGATGGATCAACGCGATAGATTATATAGAAAGCCTTAACATGGAAAACATAGCAACCAAATAAGGAGAGGATCATGGTAGAGAAAGTTGACAAAGATCTTGATTTTGAAGGCAGGGAGTTTTGGTATGTTGCGGAAGTTGACTTTGATTCTGATCTTGAGGTCAACTACATAACTATCATGGAATGTCAGGAGTACATAGAAGGTAAAGAGATAGATGTGAGTCTATCAGATGAAAGAGGCTTAACGGAAGCCATAGAGGAAGATGCGGAGAAGCAGGCTCAAGAACAGTATGGTGAAGAATAACAAAAGGAGAAGGGATGAGAAGAATCAAAGTACCAGAGGTTAAGTGCAGTAAGTGCCATGAGGTTTGGCTGCCGCGTGTTGCGGCTCCCAAAAAATGCCCGGCATGTCAGAGCAGAAAATGGAACGAAAAGGAGAAGGTATGAAAATTAAGGAGATAGTATCAAGTCTTAGCGCGGTAGTGCCAATCGGATCGTATGAGAATCTGAAGCCGGGCTTTGAGATGCGGGTGGAGATAGAAAACAACGATGAGATAAACGATGCTTTTAAGTATGCAAATGGTTATCTCAAAGATATGCTTTCTATTTTTAGCAACAGCGCCAAAGCCGATCTGATTGAGAAGCAGTTCCAGAACATCCGGCTGTATGAGAAGGATGGCAAGAAGTATCCTTCAGTTACTTCTATATTGGGCTGGGATGTTGATTGGAAAATTAGTGAATCAGTTTTGGCTGAATACGGATCGCGCGGAACGATCTGCCACAAATTGATTGAGATCTATCTTACTGAAGGTGAGTGGGCTAACCCTTTAGAAATCCCGGAGCTTGAAAAGGATGTAGCGATCCTGCTGGGCGGATCCAAGAAGTTAAGCTGGAATGATTGTTCTTATAAGGTAGCGATTGATAGCCTTGTGGGAGATCTCAAGATTATACAGCTGGAGAATGAGCTGTACAATGATGAGAACCTTTTTGCGGGCAGATGCGATCTGGTCTGCTTGTATAAAGGAAAGCAATCCATTGTGGATTTCAAGACAGGATCCACAACAGATATGCGCCAACTGGCAGCCTATTCATCTTGTATGGAAGGGATTGAGCAGCTGGTGATCGTGCCGGTAGGGCCTACGGATAATAAGTCAGGCCTGAAAAAGCCGGTAGTATGTACAGACATAGCCGGGGAGTATAAGAAGTTCTTATATGCCAGAGCTAAATTCAGGGAAAGGTTCGGGATATGATGGGCATGCCAGTTAAATCAAGATGCCCTAAGTGCGGACATGCTGAACGGATGCGGGTAGAAAAAGATTGGACAGTATATTTTATGCCGCTTAAAGTTTATGGTGTTTCTACTAAAGAAGAAGCTTATAAAAAAGCTCTTGAACAGTTTGAGTTTGAATATGAGTGCGGTGGGAAAAAACCAGAAACTTTTGTTAAAAGATGTAATATCGTAGAAGGTAATCGTAAAAAAATTCTACCAAAAGAAAACGAAGCTCATCATGAGTAAAACAAAAAAAGGAGAGTGAATAATGGTTATGTTAGGTGGCGGAAATTTCTTAAAGACAGTAGATGTATCCAATGGGGATCGCATCATCATTAAAGAGGAAGGCGCGTGGGTGGAAAGCACGATGTACAAGTACGATGATGGAGCCGCTAAGGTTGACTTCATCTCTAAGGCTGAGTACAAAGGTGAGGAAGTATCTATCCGGATCAACAAGACGAACAGAACAACTCTACAGGAAGCCTATGGCAATGATACGGCGGAATGGATCGGTAAACAAGTGATCCTTACCAAAGAGAAGTGCATGGTAGGCGGCAAGAAAGTTGACATGATCGTTTATGAGATCCCGGATAGCTATGTACCTGAAGGACAAACAACTGAGGAAGACACATTCCCCGGTTAAAGGAGAAGCCATGAAAATTTATAGACCTAAAGCATTGATACCGGGATACAAAATTGGGCCAGAGTTCAAGGGTAAAACCTATGTAGCTGTTCCCCAAAAAAAAGTTGAACGGAAATACTATGTTGCTTTTGGGAATAAGCTCATGGCTACTTTTGGTAAGGAGCCAGCTACGCGCTTAAAGTTCCAAGATCACTATGGGCGCGGCGCGTACTGGCTTTATTACTATGAGTGGAAAGTAGGTAAACTGGTGATCGCTGGAGATATAATTTGACTTTTGGATAAAGGTCAGGTATATTTTTAACTAAGATGAATATCGCAGAGCATCATAAAATGGGAAACAACTTATCAACCACTAAGGCGAGGGCTGCAAATGCTCTTGCCTTTTTTTGTGCCGGGGTACTGCTTCTGCGGCAGGTGTTTCCCAGCCCCGGCATCATAAAGGATAATTATGGAATGGACTAAAATAAAAACAAAGCACTATCTCTTTACAGATTATAGCTTGAATAATTTGGGCGCGTTATCACTTCTTTTATGTCTTACAGCGCATCTTGAAAGGATGCCATCAGAGAAAGAAATGATCCAACAGGTTCACTATAAGCAGTTAAAGAGCCTTCAAGACAAGATCAACGAACACTCAACAGACCTTCAAAGCGTGCTTAACAAAGTGTTAGAGGATGTTCAAGGGATAGAACACAAAAAGGCCATAAGCCGCGGTACTACAAAGAGATACATGGAAAAGAAGAAGGCCGCTGACATGTCAGCTGACACGACAGAGAATAGGAGAGAAGAAAAGAGAATAGGAGAGAAGAAGAAGGTAAAAAAAGAAATCACTCATCCGCCATTTGTTTCTTTATCAAAAGAAGAACTAAAAGTGTTTATAGTGGGATACGGAAAACTGGTAACTGAGAAGTACATAGTTACTATTAACGATTATCTATCTTCTACTGGCAAGAAGCCCTATAAAGACTATGCAGCTACTATTAGAAACTGGATGCGCAGAGATAATGTTATGCCGGTTCAAAAACTTAAACCGATCATCTCACCGGTAACGAATAAACCTATGACTAAAGAAGAACAAGATGAAAATCTAAAAAAGATGGAAGAATGGAAAAAGAATAGCCCGGAGTGGCAAAAACTAATGGGGAGTAGAGTATGAAGTATCTGCAAAAGACAACAAAGTATCTAATGGATGGATGCAAATTAGCATGGTATGACGAAATGCTACAGGATTTTATGGAAGGAAAAAGAACTATGCCGGTAACGCTTGATATGGGGATCCATAAATCTTGTAATATGAGATGTATCTTCTGTTATGGAGAACATCAAGTGCCAAGCGCAGAGTACATACCTACTGACAAGCTCTTAGAGATCGCTAAGGATGCCGGGGAGCTGGGCGTTAAAGGGATCGCTATCATAGGAGATGGAGAGCCTACTATGAATAAGGGCCTGTATCAGTTTATAGAAGCCTTAAAAGAGAACGGAGTAGAGCCGGCCTTAGCAACTAACGGCCTACTGCTGGATG